TCTTCATCCTGCGGAGTTATTGTATAAATATGTTACTAGATCACCCAGTCGTGGTGCTGGTCCTCGTATGCGTGCGATAAATGTGTGGTTGAATGGAGAGTCTGGCGTGGGCAAATCTGAAATCGTTTACCCACTTTGTATTGACATTCTTCGTGCTATGGGTATTTCTGTTCGTGATTATCATGCACTGGTTTATCCTCGTTATGTGGAAACGGAATTTTGGGATGGTTATCATAACCAGAAAATCGTGGTTTATGATGATGCCTTTCAATTGAAAGATGATAAGACTGCTCCAAATCCTGAGTATCATGAGGTGATTCGTGGTTGTAACACATTTCCCCAACATGTGCATATGGCAGCTATTGATGATAAAAACACATTCAATGTTGCTGAGGTGAACATATATACTACGAACCGAATGAATGTTCAAATTGAATCTCTTACACATCCCGATGCCTTTTATACACGTATGCAGGATTATGCTTATTGGGTAAAACCAAGGCCTAATTATGCGAAGCGTACTGTGAATAATAATGGTGTTGTTCGTGAGTCACTGGATAAAACCAAATTGAACCCAAATGAAGCTATTGATTTGATGGCGTATCATTTTCAAAAGATGAAACGTACTGACAATATTGATGAACCTTGGATTCGAGACGGTGAACCTATTGGCTTCGAACAACTTCGCGATGTTATTTGTGACGCATGGAGGCAGGAAAAGCAGGGATTTTTGGCTAAGGCTAAATGGCTTGCTGATTATGCTGTGCGTACACAAATGAACCCCGATGATGATGTGAGGGAGATGTTATTTTCTACTCTGGATGATGATGAATGGTATATGCGATCGAATGATTCGTTGGCTTTTCATTATTTGACAGAGGAGAAGAAGCGCACAATGCACCAGAAAACCTGGAACAAATTGTTCGAAAAGGATATTGAGGACCAATTACAAAATGGTCGATCATGGGAAGCCATTGATTATCGGTATGCTTCCGATCCAATTGTTTTTGAACATTTTTGTGTTTATCAGGAAACATCTAAAATGGTT